TGCGCGGCCACGTCTTCACGGTGGCGAGCGCACTCACACCGGCAACGTACCCAAACCCGATGACCGCTTCCCACAAGGCGATTTCCTCTTGCGCCATCTTGGTCTTGTAGGCGATCAGCGCGAGGATCGCGACGCTGAGCGCATACAGCGAAGCCCGGTTTCTGCTCATGATCGATACTCCACTTCCATGTTTTCGACGGCCTGTTTCACGGTATCAACCTCGGACTGCAGGCTGGTCACCTTGCCGTTCACGCCTCGGATCGCCTTGTCGATGCTGTCCAGGCGTTCGGCGAGACCCGGTTTCGCCTCTTCATCCCCCGGATATCGTTCGGGACGGCCCGTGAGCACGTCGATAGCCGCAATGGTCTTTCGCATCGGTCTCCACACCCGTCCCACGATACCGCTCAGTAGCAGTCCGCCTATGATGATGGCTGCCGTCCACAGCTCTTGGCTGGTCGTCGGCATGTTCACTGGTTCAGCAACTTGCCCCAGGTCACCGGCCCCGGAATGCCATCCACCGGCTTCGCGTACTTGGCCTGAAACGCCTTGACCTGTCGTTCCGTCTGCTCTCCGAAGATGCCATCAATGGACACCTTGAAGCCCCACGCGCACAGCAACCCCTGGAGGATGCGCACCACCCGTCCCTTGCTCCCGCGCTTGAGTGTCGGCATTTTGTCCCCCAATTTGGTTCCGTTCGTCGGTTTGCTGGGTTTGCTCGGCCTCGAAGGGGTCGGCTCGGTGTCCGAGTCGCCGATACCCCAAGACGACGTGTCGTCATACGGTCCGGTCGAGTGCCCGTCGTCGCCTACACCCGCAGACACGTGCATGTGCTTCGTGTGCGGGTTCTTGCCCTTGTAAGCTCGCCAGCCTTCGGCGTCTCGCGCCTTCGACCAGATCCTGCGGTTCCAGATAACGTATTTGACCGCGCGATGCTTGGTCTTGCGAAGGTGCTCGGCGAACTCGTGCATGTCCGCACCGTCGCCGGGGTCATGCGTGAAGTCGATCGCGCAGACCACGCCGTCGCTCTGTGGGTTGTGGTCACTCGCGGACGCCTGATGAGCGTCATCACCGATCGTGCCGTCCGAAGCTTTGGAACGGTTGGGCGCAACGGCGTTGATCTCGGCGCGCAGCACCTCAAGGCTTTTAGCCAGTCGCCATGACATGAATTGCCCCCTTTTGCCTGGTAACCGATATGTAACTCATCTTTCCAAGGTACCATTGTTACTCTCAGTCATTAGGGAAACAGGCACAACAAAGGCCCAGACCTTTAGTCAGTCTGAGCCTCCATTCGTATGAGTTATGCTGCGAGCGTGTGGTTTCCAGCCTTCCGCAGGGAAGCCAGAGCGATCCGGGAAGCGCGCATCTTCGCCACAGCGAGGGAACCGGAAGCGGCTGCGCTGATCGAACCGTAAGCCATCTTGGAAATTTTGGGCTGGAACGGAATATGGATGTTCGCCAGCCAGTACCAGCGATCGCCGATCCGATACACCTCGGTATACACGCGGGATTGGTTGCTGTCGGAGGTGAACTGCCGGAGGTGTCGAGTGTTGACCTCGCCTGTCCACGCGTTCGTTGTGGTGACCTCTTGCCAAGTGCTGTGGTTCATCATCGTGTCCTTTCGTCGTTCACTCCATACTACGCCTTCCGGCCACGGATGGTTGCACGGGAGCCGCAGAAAGATTTTTAAAAGTTTCTGGTCCCCGGGGGTAGACAGTCGATCCGGACAACGCTAGGCTTGGGGGACAGCAACGACAAACGATCAAAGGACGAGACCATGGGAACTTACTTTACTTGCGGCGTCAAAGGGTGCGGCCATGTCCAGCCCGTTGACCGACCCGAAGACATCCTTCGGTTCGACACCTGCAAAAACCACATGATCAGCCACTACAAGCGGGACCACGCGGACATGATCGGCACGAAGGTCAGTACTCCCGGTGTCGCTTTCAGCGACTACTACAAGTACCGCCCGATTCCCGACAACATCGGCCCCGTGCTCACAGACAACGATGACACGTACACATGGGCGGACATCAAAAAGTATTTCGGTTAGTGCCTGCCTGTATCCACTGATTACGAGGTCGACGTGACCGACGCCAACGGCGAGACGTTCACCTGCTACGCCACGTACCGTACCGGGCGGTTCAGCAAGCCGGAGTACTGGCTTCCGATCCTGTCGAAGGAAATCGACGCGGACGGATTCACCGCTCCGTACACTTTCGGCAAGATCCGCACCATCGAAGACGACAAGTAACCGACCGACACACGATCAAAGGACATCACGATGAGCGCTCATCAGATCAACATCCTCGCCCAGATCAACACCCTCATGGTTCGCCGGTCGATTGCTCTCGGCAAGCTCACCCGTGCCTACATGGCGAGCTCCAACAAACTCAACTCTCCTGAGTTCGCCCAGCTCGACACCTTCGCCCGAGCCGCCTACTCCCGAGTGCAGTTCCTTAAGGCGCAGCTCGGCTAGACTGAACACGCCGCAAGGCTATGCAAGCGCCCGGTCCTCACAAGGGGCCGGGCGTTTTAGCGTGCGAGTCTTCCACCCATTGGCGTCGGGATCGAAAACGGCAGCCCTGGAATCTGCGAACCGCCGAAGTGGCTGTACTTCCCACCCCCGGACTGTTCCAGGTTCACGCCTCGGAACGCCTCGCGAGGGTCGGCAGCCTCAGCGTTTCCGGTCCCGTCGAAGAAGGCGAGGAGTAGCGCGTCTGCGATGTCAGGGCTTCGCCCCAAGCGCTCGCGGATATCATCCTTCTTTTCGATCTTGACCTTGCCGGAGCTGTCCACGACCTCATAACGCGGCATCGTGAGTTCGGCAATCGCGTCATCATCAAGACCGGCGAGGGACCACGCCTGAGCGCGGCACAGCTCGCGTCCATTCCACCACGCTTCCGCCCTCACGTTCAAAAAGCGTTTCGGCTGGCCGGAACGGTTCGCGAAGTTCACGTACTGCACGCGGCACCGAGAGCCGCGCTCTTTCAGGACCTCCCGGAGTCGGCCGGCCACACCCCAGCCGATCCCCGCCACGTCAATACGAACCTTGTCCAAGCCCCAGCCTTCAACCAGGTTCACCAGCTTGCCGACCGTAGTCATGGGGTCGCGATCCGAGAACGATTCGATCCTGCCGACCGCAGAGCCGTTGCGCTCCACGATCACGGTACGGTCCCCGCCGCCACCAACGTCGATCCCGCCGACGTGCACAGCGTCGGGGTCGTTCTCATACTCCTCATCGACGTACCGGCACTTGGCGGCATCCTCTTCGGAGATCACCCGCCACGGGTCAACGTCACCGGTCGGAATCTCGCCGAGTACTTTGCTCTGGTACAGCGCGGAGTCGGTGCCCCAAGCGATCGCCCGGTCGTCCGCCCAGTCCTGCGAAATCAGTCCGTCCGCAACATCTTCGGGGACCTCTTCGCCCGTGGCCGCAGGAGTGTGTTTGAACCCGATGTGGATTTCATTCCACAGCTCAGGGGACCGACAAGCATCCACGAACGGCCCCGTGGTCACGTCCGGGTTGCCAATCGCGAGGATACGAGCGTTCGCGTTCGACGCGATCGATTCGGTAGCATCCCACAGCGCCTTAGGAACTCCCTGCGACTCGTCCAGGATCACCAGCACGTATCGCGCGTGAATACCCTGGAACGCGCCCTCTGAGTGCTCTGAGGGCTTGCGACCGATGCCTACCAGCTCTTCGGAGCCTTCGCCGGTCGGCATGATCCACTCGGTTTGGTTGCAGCGACCAGGCAGCTTCGCGGAGGAATGGATGCGGTTGATATTGCGCCACAGGATCGCGCGCACCTGCGGCGCGGTGGGCGCGGAAGTCAAGATGAATGCTTCGCCAGGCGGATGGGAGTCGATCCACCAACACGCCACACTCGCAGCAATGAACGACTTCCCGGCAGAGTGGCAGGCGCGGACCACGGTTCGGCGGTTGTCCCGCACGGACTCCATGACCATGCGCTGCCGCGACCACAGGTGCATCCCGCCGCGCTCCGATGCCCAGCGCGAAGGATCGGCAGCGAAGTTGATCTTTTCCTTGGTCAGTTCTTCGAACTCACCGAGGATCGCCGCGCCAAGATCCAACCCGTGTACATCCATGTCTTCATGGTACAGAAAAGCGGCCCCCTTGGGAGCCGCTTCACTACTTCACGGTCACGCCGTGTGTTCGATTGTAAGTCTGTACGGTCTTCCGAGATTGGTGCTGGTCGAACCAGCGCTTGACCTCGCCGTAGCGGAAGACGTGCATGGCTTTCGAGTTGAACGCCTTCCGCCAGCTTGGATCAGTTTCGATGGCGAGGCTTCGAAACAGCGGGTTGAAGTTGTCGCTCGCGTGAGAGAACAGGGACACCATGTGCCCGTAGGTGTAACCGGTCATGGCTGCCACATCCCGGAGGGTCAACAGGTCGTCTGCCTTGTAGCTAGCTGTCATGCTTCGTTGCTCCTTCATCTTGGACGCGCGCAATCTGCGCCGTGTCGTTCCTCTTGAGTGCTTGATCTGGTGGGAGCCGGAGCCATCCGGCACCGGGGAGCGTGTGTTCTCGGGTCGGCTCGGGGTTGCCCCACGGCTCATCGACTGAATCCCCACGGTGAATTTCCGTGTCCGATTCCAGCGGGGTGTGCTCGGTAGCCAGTAGGAACCCGACAACCGCCCCAACGGCCGTACAGAGCGGCGTAGCAGCCGCCCAGAGCGCTTCGGGGTGCATCAGTCGAGCACCGCCTTCCAAAAATCGATGACGTACAGGTGCAGCGCAAGCGAGAACGCGCACCAGGCCACCAGGCAGACCCCCGCGCCTATGGCAAGGATGATCCACCCGGTTCGCTGGTTCACAGCTCGTCGCGACTCAGGAATGCATCCTGCGCCCGCTTGTCACGTTCGATCTTCGTGTCCGTGATTTCCTGGGCGTATCCCTTCAACACCCGAAGGCTCGCGCGCATCTGGTCGATGGCGGTCATGATCGCGAAGGCTGCATGCACCTGTGGCTCATCGGTTACCGGCAAGACCGGCTCATTGATGTCCCGTGGCATCCCTTCGGCGATCGAGTAGGACACCAGCCAGTTGTCGAGATCGGGCGCGAGCTTGCCGATCTTGTTGACCTGCACTCGCAGGTCGTCAACGAGATCGGTAGGAATCTTGTCATTCTTTGGCATCGTTACATCCTATGTCGTTGGTGGGCGGTTCGACTGGCATCGAACCGCCCGATCACTGGAGTCTAGCGTGACAGCCCCTAGCTTATCTCAGAGCGCGCTCGGGGTGGGCCCAGACTGATTCTGGTAGTGGCTGCCGAGCCCCTTCGAGCCGTAAGGCCGTTCCGCAGTGCCGCTCATGGTCTCCACGGTCATCTGACAGATACGGCCGCCGATCGGCAGGTACAGCGTGTCTGCGCTGTAGTTGTACAGCTCCACGGTGATCTGCCCCCTGAAGCCGGGGTCGATGAGACCGGCAGTCTCCACGCCGAGCCCCTTGCGGGCCCAACTCGAACGCCCCATAACCTTTCCGACGAAGTGTGCGGGCATGAACACCCGCTCCACGGTCGTCCCGAGGATGAACTCACGGGGTGCGATCGGGCACCGTTCCGCAACCGCGAACCGCGCACCGTTGGCAATGAATTCGTTCCT